AAGCGCAAGGAAAGCGCAGCGCGTAAGACAGGCGAACCGCTAAAGCCCATAGATATTTGGGCTACACAAATTGTTGAGTGTTATGAAGCTCTAGTCAGGGCTGGTTACGGTGAAGATAAGTCGCGCTGGTATATAGAAGAACAGATGCGCCTTCCCGATTGGATTATTCCTAATCCAGATCAGTCGCCCTACGAGGATGAGGAAGAAGACGATTAAGCGCATTGTCGTTATATCGGATTTACAAGTTCCCTTTGAAGATAAGAAAGCAGTCAAGAATGTCGCCCAATTCATCAGAAAATACAAGCCTGATGACGTTTTATGCGTGGGCGATGAAATCGACTTCCAAACAATTAGCCGATGGAGTTCCGGTCGGGATGAGTGGTCAGGAAGCATTGGTCGAGATCGTGACAGAACTGTCGAAGTTCTATCCGAACTGCAAGTTCAACATCTCAGTAGATCAAACCACAGCGCAAGACTCTACAACTCACTAAGCAAGCGCCTGCCCGGCTTGATCGGCTTGCCTGAGCTGACAATCGAGCGGTTCCTACGCCTAGACGAACTTGGCATCAAATACCACCACAAGCCTTATCAATTTCACGAGAATTGGGTGATGGTTCACGGGGACGAGCAGAGCACTAAGCCACAAGGGGGTTTAACAGCGCTAGAAGCCGCCAAGAGGCATGGTAAGTCGGTGGTGTGTGGTCACACCCACAGGCAGGGCATTTCGTCCTTTACAACGGCTTCTGGGGGCGTTTTAACGGGTATCCTGACAGGCTTTGAAGTTGGTCATTTGATGGATGAAACTAAGGCTTATTACACAAAAGGCACAATGAATTGGCAAAAGGGTTTTGGCATTATCTACGTTGATCGCAAGCGTGTGCAGCCTGTTGCTATACCTGTTGAGCGTGATGGCAGCTTTATTGTTGAAGGAAAACGTTTTGGTTGATGAGATATACCCAATCAGACGCAGCATTGATGATCATATTGACGCGGTAGACAACGGCGTGTCGCGTATTGACAAATAGTATTTGAACCCCTCAAAATAGGATTTGAAATCCTATTTGAAAGGGGAATTCATGGGCACAATACGGTTCGACCGTAAGTCCGGTGCATACACGGACGGTAAACACTACGTAAAAGCATCTTTTATACGTGAGTATGCGAAATCAAAGCTAGGCATTAGCCAAGAGCGCGGCAGATTGAGCCGTGAAGTCTTGGCTGCGTATTTCCTTGATGTTCATGGGGTGAGCGCAGATGTCGAATAACTTGACTGCCGAACAAATTGTGATGGTTTGCTTAGGCTTGTTTGTTTTATTTTGGATCATTTATTCAGCAATTATTTCCATCTATCAAAGGGGCTATCAAAATGGGTACGCAAAAGGGTTCGTCCGGGGAAAACTCGTTCAAAGCGAAAGATTTATTGACTAATGCAGCCGACATTATTGACGAGCGAGGATTTGAGTACGGACATCCCGCAGTTAATATCAAGCGAATCGCTGAGCTATGGTCTAGCTATTACGGACGGGAAATTGACCCGTTGGACGTGTGTATCTGCATGGCGTTGGTTAAAGTGTCGAGAATCGTTGAAACTCCAAACAGGGATAGTTTTATTGATCTCGTATCCTACGCCGCGCTCGCGGGCGAGATGGCGCTTGGAACGGATTGGGCTGATTATGGCAAAGATTACGCCGAGTAAAAGGGGCGTATGGTGCGATTATTGCAAGATGCGTTGGGGAACCAATGATGTTCGTGGTCAAACGCAAGCGGTGTGGACAATCACGTCATTTGTCCACGGCAAAGTCATTGACAGGCATTACTGTTTTACTTGCGCTAAGGAAGCCCAAACATGGCACGATGGCACGACTTGGACTTTCAAAGAGCAGCTCGATTACAAACAAGGAAAGCAGGAATTAGATGTTCAATTTGAATGATTACGAAGATGTGGACACGCGCATCCATAAGTTCTATGAAACCTACCCGGATGGCGCGATCCTAACGGAGTTAATTACAAATGATGATGAAAAGGGCATTGTTATCTTTAAGGCGATTGCTTACCGTACCCATGTTGATAGTGCGGCTTCCGCTATTGGTTATGCGCGTGGCGCTCGCAAGGATCGTGGCGTTGATCGTGATTTCTGGTTTGAAAATTGTGAGACTTCTGCAATTGGACGATGCTTGGCAAATCTCGGACTATCTGCTAAGGGAAAGCGAGCAAGCAGTCTGGAAATGGCTAAGGTTAATGACTCTAAAACAAGTCCTGCACCCATACGCGTACGCACCGAAGAACAGAAGGAATTTCTAAGTGCTACCAACAAAGAAGCTGAAATCATCTGGGATACAACAATTGAGCCACCGGCTGACATTGAACCCGCTTTTAAGGATGCAGTTGATCTTGTTCAGCAGACATTTTCTGCCGAACCTGTGCCGCAATGTAAGCATGGTTCTCGTGTCTTGCGTGAAGGCGTTGGTAAAAATGGTGCTTATCGTGGTTGGGGTTGCAGTCTTCCTATGAAGCGCAAAGCCGAACAATGCAAGATGTTGTGGATGGTCATCGATGCTAGTGGCAAATGGCATTTTAGACCTGAGGATGAAGATTTGGTGGCAGGATGAAGCTCAAACTCATGACCTGCGAACTGTGTTACATGGTCGCACCGACACGCAAAATCATCTGCAATAACAATGATGTTTTAGATATATGCCGACTATGTTGGGAAGATATGTTAAACGAGGCAGGTGATGAATGATGTTGGTGATGGATGCACGATTAGACGTGTGCGACAATTGCAATGAGCCTATACTTGCGGGGGCAAGTAAGCCGTGCGAGTGTCGCACCTGTCATGTTAGGACAAACTAGTGAGCAAATCGCGTAAGGTAAGAGGACGCGAAAGCGAGCGAATATTAGCACAATATTTGCGTGATCATGGATGGATACACGCCCATCAGGTCGGATCAGGTGCAGCAGGATCAGATATTCAAGGCATTGATGGACTAGACATTGAAGTCAAAGCCCGGTCTAAGTTTGATCCTAAGGCAACAATGCAGCAGCTGAAAGACCGCAAGACCACGGGACTAGGCGTAGCCGTCATGCGCCTAAATGGTCAAGGGGAAGCTGCCATCGATGATTGGGTGGCAGTTCTCCGAGTTGAAGATCTTGTTTACTTACTCAAGGCAAATGGCTACTGAACCCAATTTAATTCACCGATGCACAGGCTGTGGGTTATGGATTTACGGCAATCGTGAGAAATGTGAGGCGTGTTCAAAATGATTATATATGATTTCTTTGCGGGGACAGGTTCAGCAACTCAGGCGTTTGAGGATGCGGGACACACAGTAATTAAAGTTGAACTTGATGATTACTTTGAAGCTCATGAGCGCGACATCCTTCAATTAAGCGCGGAAGATTTGATTGATAAATATGGACACCCTGATTTCATTTGGGCAAGTCCACCGTGCCAAAAATTTAGTGTTGCTTCTTTGTGGAAATATTGGGCAAAAGGCAATCCGTATCCTGTACCAAAACATCCTTCGGTTTATGATGCCATTGATTTAATGAAATACACGCTCAAGTTAATTGAGGATTGTAATCCTAAATGGGGATGGATATTAGAAAACCCACGAGGAATGTTGCGTAAACAAGAGTTTATAGAGAAATATCCACGTAGAACTATTACGTATTGTCAATACGGTGACACACGAATGAAACCAACCGACTTGTGGGGTTACACACCGGGTTGGGAACCAAGAGCCATGTGCCAACCGGGCGCTGATTGTCATGAATCAAGTCCCGCAGGGACTAACGCGGGTGGTACGGGCAAATTAAAAAATGCTCGTTTACGTTCGAAAATACCGTATGATTTAGGTCACACAATTCTGCAAGCAATGGTGAAACATGCGTAAACATGTGAGACAAATCCTTGACAAGCACGTTACAATCAGACTCTCGGCGAGCCTGAGAAGAAGCTCGCCCGCGAGGCGATTGTTGGCGAGAGGTCTATTCATTTGCTGGTTAGCAATGAATATAAGCTTCGCTCAAACAAGTATTTCAAATGCTAAACAAAAGCCACTTCACGTTATGAACATAAAGTTATACGCATACAATCAAATGAGTTGGGAACAATTCCAATGCTATAACTATCTGATACATCATGAGAGTAGATGGAACTATAAGGCTAGAAATGGTAGCCATTATGGATTAGGTCAGATGCGATCTAAATGGTATGGCACACTTAGTCCTATTAAGCAGATAGATGCACATCTTGATTACATTAAGCATCGCTATCAAGGTGATGCGTGTAAGGCTTATGAACATTGGGAGCGTAAGGGATGGCATTAGTAATTGGGTTTGTTCTCATTGTTGTTTGTGCAATGGGTTTACTGTGGTACACATTGAAAGCCTATGATGAGATGGATCAATGGGATTAAAACCATACAGAGCTACAAGCCATTGGAAGAAACTACGATTGCAGGTGTTAAGACGTGATGGCTATACATGCACTTATTGTGGTGACGTGGCTACTGAAGTTGATCATCGTGTGCCAAAAGTCAAGGGCGGCGAGGATACATTGGACAATTGCACTAGTGCGTGTCGAAGGTGCAATATTCAGAAAAAAGACCAAGATGAGGCTGTTTTTTTAGCACGGCGGTCTAC